AAACGGCGCGTGGGGGTTGCTATAAATGAAACCACCTTTTGCCAGGGGGGGGTCAGAGATCTTGTCGTATATTGGCACAAGTAACTACTTTGAAATGAGCGCAACTAGAAAGACCATCGCCCTGAAAGCCCTACAGGGTACGGATCGTCCAGCTCGTCGTGTGTTGCCCGTGAAGCAAGTTGGGCTGAAAAGACCGGACCCTGTATTTGACTTCACTGCTGAAGAACGCAAGCTTTACGAGGATCTAGTAGATCATCTTGAGCAGTACAATCTCTTGCACAAAGTGGATGCGGTCGGTTTGAGTTTGCTCGCCAAGAACATCGCAATAATGAAATGGTGTGCCGACCAACTCAAAGGCCCAAATGATGTCGTCCAGGTGTTTGACAATGGGACAAGTAATGTGAGTGGCATGTACACGGCATACACAAAAGCTCAAGCGGCTTTTCAGTCTCTGATGTCCAAGTGGGGTCTGTCACCAGTAGACAGAGAAAAGATAGCGGGCATGCTTTTGGACAACGAGGAGGACGAGTACGAAAACTTCAAGGATGCCTAATGTCCCAAAGAAAGAAAAGAGACGTCCATGGAAGGTACCTTCTAAGAGCCGTAGGCCGCAAGCTGGACGGATACGAGAGGCAGACCCACGATACCACACAAAGCAGTGGCAACGCACGAGACTGCTGGTGCTACAACGAGACGCTTGCTGCTTGCTCTGCATGCAGCTTGGAAAGACTACTCCATCAACGGTCGCCGACCACATCATACCCGTGCGAATGCGGGATCCGTTCGATGACCAGTTCTACAACATCGACACCATACGCGGACTATGTACCTCCTGCCATGCCAGGGTCTCAGGACGTCAAGCACACGGTAAAGAATGAGTCACCCCCAGTATGTAAAATATGCGGAGGACGTGCTAAACGGGGACATCCCGACATCGAAGTACGTTAGGCTTGCTTGCGAAAAGTTTGCCGATGAGGTCAGCCGTGGGCACGACCTCTATCACTTCGACCCTGAGCTGGCCGACAAGTACATCACCTTCTTCTCCAAATTCCTCAAACACAGTAAGGGAAAGTTTGCAGGCAGCTCGTTTGATCTGTTGCCGTGGCAAGAGTTCGTAGTTGCCAACTTGTTTGGTTGGGTCAACACTGAGACGGGCTATCGTAGATACCGCACAGCCTACATCCAGGTCGGTCGTAAAAACGGAAAGACGACCTTGCTTGCCGGGCTGTCTCTTGCAATGCTGGACTTTGACGCGGAGCAGGGAAGTGAAGTGTACTACTGTGCGACTAAGAGAGATCAGGCTCGGATCTGTTTTGACGAGGCGGCAAGAATGGTCGCAAGCAGCCCTAGCTTATCCAAGAGGATTGGCGTCCACCGTGCAAACATGCACGTCAAAAAGACGAACAGCAAAGCCGAGCCACTGTCCAGCGATCGCAACAGTTTGGATGGACTGAACGCGCATCTTGCTGTCGTTGACGAGTATCACGCTCACACAACAAGTCACGTCTACAACGTGCTGAAGTCATCTATGGGTAGTCGATTGCAGCCCATGATGATGACGATCACAACAGCAGGCTTCAATGTTGACGGACCATGCTATCAATTGGCCCGAACTTGTAAAGAGGTCCTGGACGGAAAAAAGACTGATGACAGCTTGTTCAGCATGCTGTACGAGTTAGACCCCGAAGATGACTACAAGGAAAAAGAAAACTGGATCAAGGCAAACCCGAGTCTAGGCAGCAGCATAAGCCTAGAATATCTTGAGCAGCAAGCTACACAGGCTAGGAACTACGGTGGAGCAGAGGAGGTGAACTTTAAGACCAAGCACTGCAATCTATGGGTCAGAAGTAGTGAGAGCTGGGTGAGCGATGATGTGTGGCAGAAAAACGACTTAGGGGTTGTAGAGATCGAACCAACCCGTGCATGTTACGGCGGGCTAGACCTTGCATCCGTAAGTGACTTCTGTTCTTTGGTTCTTGCGTTCCCTCGTGATGATGGCGGCTATGACACACGAAGGTTCTATTGGCTGCCCGAAGAGGCAATAGAGAAACGGCTGTACAAAGACGAGTCCACCATCTACCTAGATCTACGACATGCCGATGAGGTCATGGTCACGCCAGGCAATGTCACTGACTACGACTACATCCGCCGATGCATCAGTGGCTATCACGTAGTTGATGGGCAAGTTCAGTTTGATGACGACTGCTTGATGCGCAAGTACAATCTTCGCAGCATTGCTTTTGACAGATACAACAGCTCTCAACTGATAATAAACCTCACACACGATGGGGTCGAGATGAGTCCTATGGGCCAGGGATATGTAAGCATGTCTGCTCCTATGAAAGAAGTCTATCGCCTGCTTCTAGAAGGTAAGCTCAATCACGAAGGCGACCCAACTCTGCGCTGGATGGCAGGCAACCTTGAAGTTGCTTACGATCCGGCCATGAATTGCAAACCGGACAAGGCAAGGTCACAAGATAAAATTGATGGGATTACGGCATTGATATGTGCTGTGGGAGAAGCGATGACCGAGACGCAAGACGATCAATTCCCCGACGACTACACAATCCGCTTCCTATGAAATCTTGCGAAGACAAACTTAAAATGGCCCGTAAACTCAACACTCCACAAGGATTTGTTGATGAGTATCAAACCCGACTTTACCGCTATGACCGCAACGTAGATGCTTACTGGTCTGTAGAAGAAGACTACTTCCAACTATTTGGCCGAAACCGCTACAGTTGCTATCAAAGCTTTCACACCATCCTACGCCGAATACTGCGTAGAAATCGAACAACGTAGGACCGTGTTGTTGCTTTAATCACTAAAATTGTAGAATATGGCTGAGAACCGTCAGGGCATCTTCGCTCGCATCCGTAGCGCAATCCGACCATCGGATACTCAAGAGGAGCGTTCGTTTGACCCCGCACTCTACTACCCATGGGCACCAACACGCTCAGGAGTAGTGATGAGTGAGGAGGGGTCACTTGCCGTGTCCGCTGTTTACGCTTGCATCAATAAGATTGCAAGCACTATTGCCAGCTTGGACATTGGATTGTTCAAAGTGGAGAGCGGCAGGAAGGACATGGTCAATGACCATATCGCTTACAAGCTGTGCGCAAGGGAGCCTAATCAATACATGGGCGCGTTCCACTTTTGGCAATACATCGTGTCCGATGCACTTATGCACGGAGGAGGCTACGCTCTCATTGAACGAGACGATGCCGGGCGGCCTAAAGCTTTGACATTGGTGCCGCCGGATCAAATCAAAGCCAAAGATCTTAATGGTCGTCGCATCTACTTGTATCGTGACACCAACGAGGCTCTTTTCAATGAGGATGTGTTAGCAATTGAGTGCTTCCGGGGCATGAGTCCTGTGAAGGAGCATCTTGAGAACATCGGCTTGTCTTATGCTGCCCAACAGTACGGAGCCAGCTTCTTTGGAAGTGGTGGCAACATGAGCGGTGTGTTGATGACGGACAAGGTGTTGAGCGAGGACCAGTACCGCCGCTTGGGTAGCACTTGGGACCAAAAGTATCACGGCATGAATAGCAGTCACGCTACTGCGATCTTGGAAGCAGGATTGAAGTACGAGCGTGTCGGTATCCCGCCTGAGCAGGCGCAAGCCTTGGCTACTCGAAAATATCAAGTCGAGGAGATCTGTCGCATCTTCAATGTGCCTACAGGCATGGTGCAGGTCGGAGAGCAGAAGTACAGCAACGTAGAGCAGCAAGACTTGTTCTTTGCCAAGCACACCATCCACCCCTGGATCGTCAACATTGAGCAGGAACTTCGTCGCAAGCTTTTGACTCCTGGCGAACAAGACATCCACGAGTTCCGCTTCAGCATGTTAAGCCTTATGCGCGGTGACATGGCTGCACGAGCCAACTACTATCACACTCTCCTCACTGACGGTGTCCTCAGTATCAACGAGGTCAGAAAGTTTGAAGACCTGAATAGTGTGCCTTCGGGAGACATCAACCTCGTACAGGTCAACCAAATCCCGTTGAGCAGTATGGAGGCGTATGCGAAATCACTTACTGGCGAAGAACCTGATGGCGACCTACAGTAACTATCCGCAATCAGCACGTAAAGCTGCTCGCCGCGCTCTTCGACATAAAGAGAAGAACGGGACAAGCTGCGGTACGCCTGTGGGTTGGAACCGTGCTTCGCAGTTGTCGTCCGGAGAGGCACTCAGCTTGTCAACGGTAAAAAGGACATTCTCCTTTCTCTCTCGTGCTGCCGTGTACAATCAGGGCAAGTTTACAGACGAGAAGGGCAAAGATATTTGCGGTAGCATCATGTATGCCGCTTGGGGTGG